AGTAAATTGTGATTTAATATTTGGATCTGTCATTGACTCCATGAATTTTTTACCAAATTCAATATTACTAAGTGATGATCCCCCGTCTCCCTTAATAGTAAGAGTATGGTTAACCTCACCACTAACTTGTGTTTTTGTTTCGGTAGGACTACCTGTTTTTGCTTGTGTTAAAAACGATTCTAACTGTTTTATCAATGGTGAATTTGGATCCAATACTATTTGAGTTGGTTGCACACCAAGAGCCTTATATTCATTAGTGAACATATTTGTTACATCTGCTCCTATTTTTAATCCTGCGTTTCCGGCACCTTTAACAAAATCACCAGCAAGTATTACAAGACTATCTTTAACCGAAGTTAACGATGATTCAACTGTTTCCCAAGTACTCTTACCTTGAAGGAACCTAACCATTTCTTGTTCTAATGGACCAACAACTCCTGTTGCTGCACCTCTTACATTTTCGGTTGTAATATCCTTTGTTAAATTTGTTGTAGTTATTGCTGCAGTTTTACTTATCACATTATAAAACCTATCCATAGTAGGTGTTGTCGCTTTACCAAGACTTACTGCCGTTTTACCCGCATTTAAAGATGTATTAATTCTTTCTAACACATCTAATTGATCTAAAGCGATATCTTCAATCTTTTTATCTTGATTTGCCTGTTGTTCTTTTAATTTTTCAATTTGTTCCGCACTTAAATCTTTAACGTTAACCTCATCCATTTTACCCGTCAACTCGTTTTTAATTTGAACAACGGCTTCACCACCTTTCATTTGTGACATATTGGCAATTAACATCTTATCTTCCTCAGATGCTGCCAAACTTGGGAATTTAATTTTAGACATTTTCATATCCAAATCAGCGGTTTTAATAGACAAATTTGCTAATTCATCAGCATCCATACCTAAAGCTTGGGCAACTTCTCTTAATCTACGTTTAGCTCCTGGTAAAATTTCAAAACCTGAACCATCTGCCTTTAACTTAGTGAATTCTTTAGAAACATTAATCATTTCTTTTTGTAATGCCTCAGGATCATTTTGAGCTAAATCCATCGCTTTCAATGGATCTAATAATGCACTACTTGAAACACCTAAACGTTGTAGTGATGCCGCTAAATCAATTGCCTTTTCAGGTGACAATAAATCTTCAGCTATTCTAAATGTATTTCTCATGTCAAAACCTAACATAGATGCCTGTGATGCCATCTTAGCTAAACCTTTAACTCCACTATCAAAATTGAATAAATTTAATTGTTTTAAATTACCAACAACTAACCCTGATACCGCCTGAACATTGACACCAACACTTTTTGCGTAATTTGCAACTTCTGCCATTCTATTTCCAACATCATATAATGATACACCAACATTTTTAAAGTCATTTGCTAATTTACCACCTTCAACACCAGCCACTTTAGCCGCAGCCGCCATTTCAACAAGAGCCTCTTTCCCTAAAGTTGTATTAACACCTAATTCTTTAGGTATATTTGTCATTAAGTTTAATGATTCACTTTCACTTATACCCAATTTTAACATTTCAGGTAAAGTATCCGCAATGGTAGTTTTTAATTCGGACATTCTTGCTTGACCAAGTCCAAATTCATTAGCCATTTTTTGTGCTGACTCTCTTAAAAAATCAGCTCCAGAAAAATTAGTCGGGTCGGCAGCATCTTTAAAATCCGTTAGTATTCCCGTTAATGCGATTCCCGTTTCACTTAAATCGGCATTAAAATTACTTATATATTCTTTATTAGTACTTAAACTTCCCTCCGAAAGAGAAGATTTATAATCAGACTTACTTGATTTACTTCCTTCAGATTTACCTTTATCAAAAGCATTTTGAGATTGTTCAGTTATATACTTTTCTATCTCTTCATTAGATGCGGTTTTAAAATCAATTTTTGCCATTAATAGTTTTTAATATAAATATTAAGTATTAAGTTTTGGGCGTATTTTCCTCTATTATCTTATCTAAAAGATATTTCCTTATATAAGTTGGGAGTTTTAAGAACTCATTATATGATGTCCTTAAAAATTTAGCCAAGTAATAAAATTCGTCTAATAAAAATTTTGAATGATTAGAAGAAAGGCCGAAAAAACTCCACCCCAAAGTTGATGACAACATCGACTTTTTCTCCTGATGGGGCGTAAACTGTTTTCCTTAAATCCAATCTCGGTTCGTTTTCTTTAAGGAAATTTCTTATGAACTTAGAATCACCAATTGGCATATTTTGACAAAATACGCTTATTTCATTTCTATCAGGATTACCGTTTACCTCTAAAACAGTTTTATTTAATCTTGTTGTTATTGTAGGAACAGTATAACCTGCAGGGTATGAGTCAATTATTTTAGCAATTTCAATCGTGTCATATAAACTCAACATTTTAAGTTTAACATCTTGTTTTGATTGTGGTAGTTTAACCGTAAATGTTCCATCTTCATCAGGTTGGACTTTAGGTTTTGTAAGATTTAACTCATCTAACATTATAGATGTCTCAAATGATTGTCCGTTAGTAGGGTCAACTGTTGCAATTCTATATTCAGGACCGAAAGATGTATTACGTAAAAACAAAAGGATTGCCTCAATATCACTTTCCAACAATTCTTCAGGTCTAATGTCTCTTTCATAAAGTTTATTTCTTAATAAAGGTAATACAACACTTTCATTAATTGATCTACGAGAATCAATATTTACTAAAATATTTTCATCACTAGCAGTTAAGTAACCAACCTTAACACTTTTCTTTTTTGATTTGTAGAATATACCACCTGAAGGTAGTGTTACCACATCATGTGGTAAGTTAAAATCCATTTGCCCATATGCAGCCGCATCTTGATCCATTTTTTTATATTTTTTTTTAATTTATTATCGCACAAAAAACCGTATACACTATAAATGTACACGGTTAATATTAAAAGTAAATTTTTTTAGTATACTAATATACAACGATCCATACGAATATTTGAAGAGATTCCTGCGATCTTATCAGAGTCATATGATAATGAACCACCATCATATCCTGTTAAGAAAGCTCCTTCTAAAATCCATTTCTCAACAACAACTCCCGTTGGGTCTAACATCTCCAAGTCTACATTTTTCTTGTATCCCGCAGCATAACCCATACGACCTGTTACAGACTCCGCACATAGACGAATCCATTCCATAACCGCTTGAGAAGCAGAAGGTCCAATTGGATCTCTAAACTTAACTGAAATTTCTTCCCAGTTGAATCTACCCGCAACATACGTTTCAGTGTTTAAGAAAGGAATCGCAACTGAGTTAATCTTTAACTTAGGTCTTGAAGTACTTTCCACATACCACTCATTAATTCCAAGTGATGAAGGGAATCTTAAAATCCAACGGTTTTCACGTTTAGGTTCGTAAGGAATTGGCATTTTCATTAACAAATCAGCCATAATTATTTTTTTTAATTTTTAGTTTATTTTAGTTTTTATTATAAATATCACGATAATAAAATTTTTCTATTTACTTACATTTTTTTTGGACATATTCTTCTACTAGACCAGTTAAACTAGTTAATATAATTTCTTTTGTCCTCCTGCAGTTAAATAAGTCTTTAATATATTATCTTCTTTTTTATCAAAATGCTTCTTCATACTTTCTATATTTCTTACATCATCATCTGAAAAACCAATAAATGGTGTAAAGTAGTTACTAATCTTGTTTTTCATAAATGCCTTTTCTTGTAATGAATGTGATAAATTTTTCACATAACTAACAAATTCTTCCATTGCATTTATTTTTCCTTGTTCAGGATTAGTTGCCGAACCTTCTCCGAAAGACACAGGATGAAAACGACACATATCTAAGTAAGATCGTATAAGTTGATCTTTAGATAATTTTTCTTCGTCAGCTAAATCTCTATACTTTAAAAGGTTTTTTGCTAACTGGTTTGAATCCAACCCATGTTTGTTCTGTTTAATTAATTTGTAAACCGCTTCTTTTAACATAGAAGGAGTATGACCTCTAGCAGTTACAATTGCAAATATTGATCCATTATTAATAGCCTCCACAAAATCATCCCATGCCGGTCCTGTTGGAGCGGTCATTGAGTCCTTTAAAAATTGTTTGTCACCCAACACACCAAAATCCCTGAAAGGTTCCTTATCAAAGGATACTATGGTATGTCCTTCATATTCAAAAGGTTCTTTACCAATTTCAGTTCTATATTCCGCAAAATCTTCAGTTGACATTCCAACACTTTTACCCTTATCATCTTTAAGGTATATCTTTGTTGGCATAAACATAAGATTATCATCCCAGTCAAACGCATAATATTTCATTACAGGTGTTTGATTATCCTGTATAATTTCGTTAATAATTTGTTTGACAATAACTTTATGATAATTTTTCATACATTAATAAATATTAGGAAAATAAAAAAAGGGGAACGAATTCCCCTTTTCATTAAATTTAATTATCTGATTAGATATTATCAAACGATGCTCCTGTTGGAGTGATGTAGAATGTTATATCTATGAACTCTAAAGAACGAGTTGGTTTGATATAGATTTTACCTACTAATTGATTTCTATCTAAGTCTTCAGTGTCACTTGAAACCGTAACTCTAAAGTCGTATAAACCTCTGTCTCTTCTGATAGCATCTAAGATCGGATTAACCGCATTTAAGAAGTCTTGTCTTACTTGTTCGTCGTTTTGATCAAACAACAATCTCACAGAAACTGCTGAAATCAATTTACGAGCTTGTAATAATAATCTTCTTACGTTGATTCTATCAAGTGCAGATTCTCTAACTTGAAGAGTCTTATTACCCCAAATTACCGTACCAACATCAGAGAAGGTTGCGATTGGGTTGATTCTTCCTTGGTAAAGAGTATCTCTATCTTCTTGAGTTAACTTCTTACGAGCTTTGATTGAGTTTACAATACCTCTTGTGTAACCTGCCGCTGCGAACCATGGGAATGCAATGTTATCGGTTAATGCTAAGTTTCTTGTCACCTCAGCCGTTGCTGGGATGTAGATTTGCGTATTGTTCACACTATCACGAGTTAATACCCATGGGTAGTAAGTTGCCGTGTAGTTAGAGTCAATTCCTGTTTGTTCTAAGTTGTCAACCGCTTCTTGTGGGTAAATTAATCCATCACCACCTGTAGTTGTTGGTAAGAACAAGTTGTAGTCAGGTGTTGTTGTGATATACAATGAGTCAGCTCTGTTGTTTTCAATCATATCAATTGTTGATTCAACTAAGTCACTATTGTTTACATAGTCAATACCTGGAGATACAAATACATTGATGTTAACCGCCTCAGGATTAGAGAATGTTTGGATTCCTAATAAGTAAGCGTAGTAGTCAGTATTTGCAAAACTTTGTGTTCCATCACCGATTGAGATCTGTTTAAATGCTCCCCATCCTGTTGCGGTTGGGTATCTTGGTGAAGGACAAGCTCCATTCAAGAATCCAGTTCTACCTAAAACATATCTGTCTCCGTTTGTTCTGTATTCTCTATAGATATCCCATCCATCAAAACCACCATAGAACATTGTTGTGAATTTTCTTGAGTAAATTCTGTAATATGGACTTGTTTCACTTGTAGGTTCTTGTTGGAATGTAGCATCACCAACATAGTATTTAGGTGTTCCACTTGTTGCAAATGCCGGTCCTATTTCAATAACACTAGCGTCTTTATCCATGTGGAATCCTCTTGTTTGATAACCCCATTCAACTCCATCAACATTACATAAGTCAATTGGAGCACGTTTTCCTTTGTATTGGAAGAAGTCAGTATCAAATCCAATGTTGTTAGAGAAACCTAAATAAGTTCTTCTAACGTTATCACCATTTGATCTGATGGAATCATCGTTACCGTTTGTAAATCCGAACGGTGGGTTATATACAACTTCACCTGGGAAATCATATTTAGTTTTGTAAACAGGGAATGGAGGTGTAACACCATCGTACTCTCTGAATGTGTATCCGTCAAAACCACAAGGTAATGAATCAACAGGTGCATCTTCATTCATCTCAACCATTACAAATTTAGAGTTCAATGCGTATTCTCCGTCTAAAGATCCGATTTTTTTACCGATGAAATTATTTTGACTTGGGTCCATACTACAACTTGTAAATTTCTCTAAAACTGTTGGGTTAGCATCTGAATCATAGTAATCTCTTACAATTACATCAAACGTTCCATTGGAGAATGACATATTGAAAAGTGAAACTTTAATTTCAGAGTTTGCTGAATTACCATCAGAAATTGAGTAGAACTTGAATAAGTTAAATACTTTTGTACCTCTTAACTCAGAAACAATCCAAGGAGTACTTGGTGATTGGTATCTATCTAAGTACCATCCAATACTATCTTGTTGTCCACTTTGTGCTGAATCTAACGCTATTAATTCTGAACTCAAACCTCTAATGTATCCTTTGTTCCATCCGTAGTTTAATAACGCTTGGAATCTTTCCTCTAAGAATAAAGGAACATTTTTTCTTGGTTTTTGGAAGTTAGTTGCTCCGAATACTTTAGAAATATATTGAGAATCTGAAGTTGCGAATGAAGTTTCAAACGTAAATGAAGTACCTTCATCATTTGTAACATTGATTAAAAATGGTAAGTAAGGGTTTTTAGTAACACCTGAATACTGACCACTCATATCTATAGTAACATGATTAATGTCTGTTACTTCAAATACTGGGTTTGTAGAGTCCTCATATGTCGCAATACCTCTTGATCTTAATGTACCAACAACTAAATTATCGTACTCAGTGTAAGATGTACCTGTGTAATAATAAATTGTTCCATTAATAGTACCTGTATAACAATTGTTATTAACCGCAGTTGGTGTAGGTGTTGGTGACGGCATTGGTGTTGCCGTAGCACATGGATTAACCGCTGATGGTGTAGGAGTTGGAGTTGTTGCGACTGTTGTTGTTGTAGTTACCGGTATTAAAGTCAAATCATCAACATATGCAAAGAATGAGAATCCTGAATAACTATTGTTACCATTGTTAGAAAACAATGAATAATACCAAGGATCGTTGAATGGTGACGTATAATCAGTCAAAGTACTTGATACTGAAGGTACACCATAAACATTAGTTTCATTTGTGAAAACTGTTGACAATGTATCGTAGTCAGGACCGTATATAGAACCAAAATATTCAATTGTGTTAGTTTGTGCGGTTAATGGATTAGCATCTGTTAATACATCAGAAATCAAATTATTGATTTGGGTTTCTAATGTTGATGTGTTACCATTGAATTGCTCAAAAGGAACAGTTAAAAGATTTTCAATTTCATCAGGGAAATTAGTTACATAACTAATTGACGCTTGTGAGTTTGAACATCCCGTAAATTCTACAGTATAGTTTAATGTTTTATAATCTGCCGGATCACAATAAGGTAAACAATCTACGATTTGTGGATCTTCACAATAAAAGTCAATCGTATTAGGATCAACATTTGCTTGTGTTATAATAGACCATGATGGTCCCGCATCATAACCTGAAAGACCTAAGATTCTTGTTACGAATAATTGATTAGATTGTTGTAAATATGATTTAGCGATGTAAGCCGCCTCATACTTAGGGATTTGTGTGTTCACAAATTTTTCAGCGGATGTACCACCGAAATACGTTTGAAATTCCTCATAATTTTTGATGAATATCGGTTCAAAAGCCGGACCCTTTAAAGTTTCACCTGCAATACCTAATGTGGTAACCCCCACACTTTGTGCTACAAAACTTAAATCCACTTCAGAAGTATAAACACCAGGTGATACGAATACTTTACCGTTAGTTGCCATAATTTAGTTTATTTTTGTTTTTAATTTTATTTATTATATAAATATTGATAATTCGGGGAAAAACTTTACTTATTCTAAACTATTTATATTTTGGTATGATTTTATTCTGCCTTTTTTCTACCTATGGATAAAGATACTAAGAAGATAAAAAACTTGAAGATTTCAGTTGAATCACATGATGCTTTAAAGAAGTATTGTGATAAACGTGGTATTAAAATGTATCGGTTTTTGGAAAACCTTATTTTTGAGAAATGTAAGGAGAAAAAAGATATATACGGGGAAGATTAAAGTAACTCTTCGTTAAATACTATTGACGATGGTTGTCCACCGATTTTTTTATCAATTATAATTTTAATAACGTCCCCATTATTAACTTGTATTTCATTTATATCATCACCATAATAATCATCATTAATGAATACAGAATAGGTTTCAACATTATCACTATCCATGAATCTCATGTTTACGGTATAACGAAACGTTTCTTCCCTTTCTATTTCAATATCCGAATAATTAAATGTTGCGGTTGGGGGTAAGTTAGGTACTTCCTTTTTAGGTTTTCTTTTTTTGATTTTACTTTCAGTTTCGTACATTTGAAATATTCTTGTAACTGCAGGTTGTACCTCAAACTCATCTTCATCTATTAAGAATCCCATCATTGTGAAACTATATTTTTGAATGTATACTTTTCTCTTTTCCAAATCCAAAATTGATTCATCGGAAATGTCATCATTAATAATTGGAATGTAGTGACCTTTTATTGTTTGATAGGATTGTCTTGAAGCAAATTTTTCTAATACAATTTGGTTGAATTTATTTAATTCTCTCATTCTATTACAAACAATTGCGACCGTATATTTTATATCTACAGGTACAGGTTGTGGTATCTTGTAAATATCCATACCATGACGTTGTCCATCAAATGTTGGTACCTTAGCGTAGTAATACAATCTTCTGTTTGGAATATTGTACATAACCGCAGGGTTATTACCATATTTCACTTCAGGTGTTCTGATCACCGTGATAAATGGTGGTTCAACATTCTTATCAATATTTTCAAAGTCCCATGTCTCAACAAACTGAGCCCAATTCTGTGTTGTGACTAAAACATCAACCATAGGTACGGTTTTTCCCTCAACAACAGTTTTTAATCCGTCTTTAACAAAATCTAAAAACCCTCTATCTAAATCTGCGTGTAATAAACTTTTGGGTAAATAAGTTCCATCTTCTGAAATCATATCAGCAATCTCGTGTCTTCTAGGAAGAAGTGTCTTCTTAGGTATTAACGATATGTCTTTCTTAATTTTTTTAGGTAACCCCATGTTAGTTTATTAAAAATATTTTATCTTTAATGTTAATCATTTCAATTTCATTTGCCTTATAAATTGGTTCTTCAGTACTTTTGATTACGAAGGAATCGTATTTGTAAGGATTATATGTTACTACTTCATTTGACTCAGGTTGGGGAATATCTTCACAAGGGAACTCACAATAATCATCTAAATGACCAATTACAAATGCGTGTACATTTTTTCTTTGTTCATCTCTAACTTTTTGTTTACCACCCTTTCTTACTCTAAATTCAACATCACTTAATCTTAAATAGTCAGCCTTTAACATAACAAGTCCTTTATATGTGACAGAAAAAGTATGTCTGTGTAAGTCATAATAACACATAACTTTTTTGCCGATTAAATCGTTAATATTATTTTTTAACAACTCTTCCTGTTCTTCAGTAATTATTATTCTCATAATCCTCTAAATTCATTTGGACCAACAGGTGATCCCATTATTGTTCTATAAAAAGGTTTATACCCTTTATAAGTATGTTTTATATCTGAAGTGACACGACCATCATTAACAACGGTATAGTATCTCACAAAACTTTCCGTATCGTAATAACCAACATAATCACCAAATTGAATATCAATTTCTAAATCTTCTAAAGTTTTTAAATAAACTGACATTGTAATATTTCCTGGTTCAAACTGATCCATTTTAGTAGAACCTAAAAATTTATTCTCAGGTGCGGCAATCGCAACATATGCGTTAAACTCAACAGGGGGTAAAAATTTAATCCCATCTTTAACTGTTTCACCATATACGTTGTCAATTTTAGTTTTGGTTTTATCAACTCTATAAAGCACACAAGTGTAATTCATATCACCAACTAACCACTCTTGACCCATCTCAACTTCAAGGTTAAAATCGTTTTCTCCAAAAAATTTACCTAATCTTGTTATAGGAACTCTATTCGCCATTTTGTCGTATTTATTGATAAATATCTTTTTTATTGTTATTTTTATAAAAAACAAAATTTTGGAAGTTACCCCATCATTAATAGAGCATAAGGCGCTATCCTTATTGGACTCGTATTCGGGTGCCAATAATCATATATTGTATCTAAAAACAAAAAAAGAAACAAGTAAAAAGTTTTATCCTACAAGAACTCAAGCGGACTACATCGTAAATTATTATGATACGGCACCTAAAGTTGCTCGTAAGTGGGTTGACCTTGATACTTATTTTGCAAAAAAGTTTGCAGAAGAAAGATATTTGATGGAAATACCTGATAAAATTTACATTGAAAAATTATTAGTTGAAAAAGAAAAATCATACCATATTTGGGGTAAGTTTTTTGAAAAGGATCCATTAACAGAATTTTGGGTTCCAAAATCTTCATTAATAAAAACACACAATGTTGAAAAAGTTGAAGTAGATTATTCCAAATATGATCACCGACCACCATTGGATCATCAAAAAGAAGCAATAGAAAAATTGGCGGGATCAAGACGATTCATTCTTGCTGATGATATGGGTCTTGGTAAAACAACCGCAACAATTATCGCGGCTTTAGAAACGGGAGCGAAGAAAATATTAATAATTTGTCCCGCATCACTAAAGATTAACTGGCAACGTGAAATTGAAAATTATACGGATAGATCTGTATATATTGCAGAAGGTAAGAAATTTTCAACTGAATCTGATTTTGTTATCGTTAACTACGATATCCTTAAAAACTTTCATGATATGAAAGACAAAGGTAAATCTTTATTGAATCAATCTGAATTTGAATTAGTTATTTTAGATGAGGCACATATGATCTCAAACCCACAAGCTCAGAGAACAAAAATTATTAATCATTACGTTAAGAACATAAAAAGAGTTTGGTTATTAACAGGAACTCCGATGACATCTCGTCCAATGAATTATTATAATTTATTAAACATAATTGAATCACCTGTTGCTCAGAATTGGATGGCTTATGCCATTCGTTATTGTCAGGGGTATCAATTTATGGCGGGTAAAAGAAAAGTTTGGAACGTAACAGGTGCATCCAACTTAGAAGAATTACGTGATCGTACATCAAAACAAATTCTTCGTAGATTAAAAGAAGATGTTTTAGATCTTCCTGATA